AGAAACACAAAGATGATTGGAAGAAAAAATTATTACAAGCAGCTAGAGATTTTATAAAGTATGATGACACGTGGGGTGATGACAAAGTAAATCAAAAAATAAAAAGTTGGGATAAAGATACAGCTGGGCATACTTGTCATGACTTGCCTATCTCTTCTTATTGTGCAAAGGGAAATTGTTTACGTAGAAAGTTTGGTATTGGAAGTCATAGAGAAAGTAGTTGGCCTCAAATATCTGGTTTAATTAAAATAGATTATAAACCTGATCCAGAATATTTTTTTAATGTAGAATTATCTGACAGTAAAGTGGTTCAGATACATGCAAAACACATAAAAAAGATAGCAGAAATGAAAGAGATGAGAGCGCTCATAGCAGATCAAACATCAATATTTCCTCCCATCATTAAGAATAATGAATATCAGCCTATCCTGGATGCTCTATGGGCTACTAAAGAGGATATTAAACCACCTGCAGGTACTAATCCTATTGAGATGTTGAAGAAATATTTAGAAGATTATGTCAACGGACCAGAAGCTACAACATATGCTTCATTTAAAAGTGGTGCTGTATTGAAAGATGAAGAGTTTTATTATTTTGATTATGATAAATTTTATGAAGAGATAAAAAGAAATGAATGGACAAAGGACAGACCAAGAACTGCAACTTTAATTAAAAGTCATTTCAAAGCTGAGTTTGGATTTCAAAAAAGATTTCCAAAAGGTGAAAGTGAAAAATCATTCCCACCGGTTAGATGTATAAAAATGCCTGCAGATGATTTGATGAAAGAAGAAATACCAGAAGAAAAAATAGTAATAGAAGACAAAGAAAATATTGTATAATGAAAGAACCTATTAAAATATATGGTCCACCAGGGACAGGTAAAACTTTTAGATTAATTAGAAGAGTAAATGCTTATGTAAGAACCGGTACACCTTATCATAAAATAGGTTACTTTGCTTTTACAAAAAAAGCTGCAAAAGAAGCTAGAGAAAGAATAGGTGTGGATGAAAAACAAGTTCCATACTTTCAAACACTTCATGCATTTTGTTTTCATTTATTAAATTTAAATGAAAGTGATATCATGCAGCCACATCATTATGAAGCTTTGGGTAAAAAATTAAATATAAGAGTAAACTTTAACGATAAATATAATGAAGAAGAAACACATTTCTTAACTTGTAATAATCCTTATTTTCAAATGATACAAAGATCTATCAACAAGGACATACCTTTACGAGAAGAGTTTGATCTTAATGAACATGATAGAAAAGATATAGATAGTTGGGACACGTTAAATCATATCTATATAAATTTACAAGAATACAAAACAAAAATGCATTTGTTAGATTTTAATGATCTTGTTAAAAAAGTTATAGAGTCAAAAAAATTTCCTAAGTTAAAAGCTGTATTTATAGATGAAGCACAAGATTTATCTCCATTACAATGGCAACTGTATGATAAGTTAAAAGAAAATTGTGAAGATATATATTTAGCTGGTGATGATGACCAAGCTATTTTTGCTTGGGCTGGAGCTGATGTAAATAGATTTATACAAGAACCTGCAAATGAAAAAGTTTTAAGGTATTCTAGAAGAGTATCTAAAGCTGTGCAAGATCAATCTCAAATAGCAGTGGGTCAGATATCAGGCATCAGGAAACATAAAGAATACTTGCCACGAGCGCAAAAGGGTCATGCGTCTTACATCAATAATTTTGGCCAGGTGGATCTTTCAAACGGAAAATGGCTGATCTTGACTAGAACTAAAAGCAATTTATTAGACATAATGAAAGAACTTAAAAGTAAAAATATTTATTATCAAACTAACAAAGGTAAGAGTTTTAATGTAGGTATATATAATGGAGCCATGGCTTATACTAAGTGGATAAGAGAAGGTAAGTTAGAAGAAAAAGAAATTAACGATGTGAGAGAATATATTCCCAATGGTAAATGGAATCCTGAAAAAAATTGGTATGATATATTCGTAGCTGATCAGAAAGAAATACTTTACATTCGAAATATAATTTCTGGGGGTGAAAAACTTTATGAAAATGCAAGGATATGGTTATCTACAATTCATGCTGCAAAAGGTGGTGAAGAAGACAATGTAATATTATCATTACATCAAGGGGCTAAAGTACAGAAAAGTATTCGTCTAAGTGTTGACAAACAAGATGAAGAGCATAGAGTGTGGTACGTGGGTATCACGAGAGCAAGAAATAACTTATATAAACTGAAAGCTAAAAAGAAAATAAAGGAGTATAGACTATGACACATAAAGATATATTTGAGGAATCATTTCCACAATACACCCAGGTAGGCGGGAATCACTACACTAAGTTTCCCATACAACCCTACGAATTTATTTCAAAGAATGATCTTTCATTCTTTCAAGGAAACGTTGTTAAATACGTTTGTCGTTACCAGAGAAAAGGAGGGGCAGAAGATCTTAAAAAAATTGTACACTACTGTCAATTAGAGTTATTAAAATTAAATGATATGAAAAAGAAAAAATAATGCCTAATAGAAATTTTAAGGCAAAAAACATTACTGTAAATAAATATAAATTTCGTTTGGAAGTTTATGGTAGCTTAGTTGATTGGGAAATATTTCCACATACTTATGATGCAGCTTTGTATGCATTCAGTAATAAAAATAAATTAAATAAATTAGTAGAAAAGAAATACATATTATCTAAATGAAGATACCTAAATATTTAACACAAACCGAATGGGTACAGCCCACTGAATATCCTGATCTAAGAGATTATGATGAGATTGCAATCGACTTAGAAACAAGAGATCCTGATTTAAAATCAAAAGGATCTGGTGCAGTTACAAATAATGGTGAAGTTGTTGGTATCGCTGTCGCTACGTTTAATGACAAATGGTATTTTCCTATTGCACATGGTGAAGGACCAAACATGAATAGAACTAAAACTTTAGAATGGTTTAAAGATATTTGTGAATGTCCAGCTACAAAAATATTTCATAACGCAATGTATGACGTATGTTGGATACGTAATTTAGGTATAAAAATCAATGGTTTAATCGTAGATACAATGATTGCATGTTCTGTTTTAGATGAAAATAGATTTGCATACACACTAAATGCTTTGTCATGGCATTATCTTAACGAAGGTAAGAATGAAAAAGCTTTGACCGATGCTGCTAAGTCAAGAGGATTAGATCCAAAGGCAGATATGTGGAAATTACCTGCAAGTGAAGTAGGAGCTTATGCTGAAAAAGATGCTGAACTAACTTTTAAACTTTGGCAACATGTAAAAAAATTATTATTAGAAGATGATTGTCAAGATATATTTAATCTTGAGACAGATCTGTTTCCTTGTTTAGTCGATATGCGTTTCCTAGGGGTGCGGGTAGACGTGACAAGAGCCAATCAATTAAAAAAAGAATTAACAACACAAGAAGAAAGATTAATCCACCAAGTAAAAATAGAGACAGGAGTAGAAACTCAAATATGGGCTGCACGTAGTATTCAAAAAGTTTTTGAACATTTAAAACTACCCTTTGAAAAAACTGCAAAAACTGGTGCGCCTTCATTTACAAAAAATTTCCTTTCTAATCATGAGCATCCTGTAATTCAAATGATAGCAGAAGCTAGAAAAATAAACAAGGTTAATACAACTTTTATTGATACAATTTTAAGACACGAACACAATGGTAGAATTCATGCGGAGATAAATCAAATTAGATCTGATGATGGTGGTACAGTTACAGGTAGATTTAGTTACTCAAATCCTAATCTACAACAGATTCCAGCCAAGGATCCAAACACAGGTCCATTAATAAGAAGTTTATTTTTACCTGAAGAAGGTTGCAAGTGGGGTACGTTTGACTACTCACAACAAGAACCAAGATTAGTTACAGAGTATGCGTTAAGATTTGGTTTAGCTTCAGTTAATAAAATTGCTGATGCATATGATAATGATCCTAAGGCAGACTTTCACCAAACTGTTGCAGATATGGCAAAGATTCCAAGAAGTCAGGCTAAAGTAATTAACCTTGGTTTATTTTATGGAATGGGTAAAGCTAAATTAGAAGCAGAACTTGGTGTATCTAAAGATAAAGCTAAAGAATTATTTGATACTTACCATGCTAAAGTTCCATTTGTAAAACAATTAACAAATCAATTGATGAGTGCTGCTCAAAAACAAGGTAGAATAAAAACTATCTTAAATAGAAAATGTAGATTTCCAAAATACGAACCTATATTAAAAGGTAATGACTGGGGTAGATTTGTACCTGCACAAGATCATGAAAGAATGTTAGAACTTCAAGCTATGGGTCCACATATAAAAGATGAAGATGGAGAATTTGTTAAAGATAAAGATGGAAATAAACAAAAAAACTATTGGCATGAAAATGGTCATCGTAGAGCTTTTACATACAAAGCATTAAATAAATTAATTCAAGGATCAGCTGCGGATATGACTAAAAAAGCTATGTTAGAATTATATAAAGAAGGTATTACACCACACATACAGATACATGATGAGCTTGATATATCTGTTACAAATGATTTAGAAGCTGCAAAAATAAAAGATATAATGGAACATGCTGTTGACTTACAGATTCCTAATAAGGTTGATTATGAATCAGGGCCAAATTGGGGTAGTATAAAATGATAATACATAGAGAAGATAATTTTTTACCAGAAAAATACTGCACTGATTTAATTGATATTTTTAAAACATATGATTCTACTCCTTACCATGACACTTTTATATTTAAATATACAGACCCAGAAGTTTTAAAAAAAATTTGTAAAACATTTCCTAATTATAATTTACAGTTTCCAGATAATATGGAAATAGTACAATGGCCTACTAATTCTCAAATGTCTCCACACTATGATCCTGGAGATAGATTTGCCTTTATAATTTATTTAAACGATAACTTTACAGGTGGAGAAACAGTTATTGATGGTGTATCAATTAGTCCTAAAACAGGGCGTTTAGTTTTATTCAATAATGGTATATATAAACATGAAGTTAGACAAATTACTGAAGGAACTAGATATACTTTAATATCATGGTATAAATAGGATAATGAAAATATGGCTTACTTAAATGCAAATATTCCTGTACAATACGCGCAAATAAAAAAGGAGTATTTATATGACCTTAAAAAACATCATGGAGAAGTTGAAGACTGTATCATCTTCGGTCTTACCTCTTTGGGAGGTCGTGCTATCTTATGGCATGCACTTATGGAAAATGGCGCAATCTTTTATCGCCTCCCTCTTAACGCGTTTATCCAACGTGGTTTCAAAGTCGAAGACGTACCAAAAAGAAGATTGGATGAATTGGAGCTTTGGAATTCTTTTAGTTATTATCCTGCTGTTACTAATTGGAATATTCTAAGCGCAGCTTCCGGAAAATATATTGGTAAAGATAAGAAATGGCATCATGGGTCCTATCTATTTACAGTTGACTGGGCCCATCCTAATGGTAATATAATTGACACTGATCATTCAGAAATACCACACGAACATAAGTGTGCTCACATAATAGCCCTAGATGACGGTAATTATGCTGCTCAGCCAAATAATAGATGTATTTGGGACTTGCCTTCATTTACGGTTAAAGATAATATTCCCGATTGGAAGGTACAAACCAACGAGTGGAACGTAGAAGACACTGGTAAATGGAAGACTGAAGATACAGATAAATTTTTCTACGAGATTGAGGAAAAGAAACATGATTAAAAAAACAATAGAAAAAATGTGTGAGTTTTGTGGACATGCAGTAAGTATTCACAAATACAATCACATTAATCAATGTGCTCTCTGTGAATGCAGTTTGAGTCAAGCACCAAGAAACAAATGGTGGGAAAAACTTATTAGTTGGTTAACGTAATGATAGAGGTAGACAGGATGAACTATTACTTTACAGGTTTACTGATAGTAATGTTAGTTGTCCTAGCTTTTTGTGGGGGACCAGGTGTCCAATAAACCACTCAACATATCAGAGTCGGCCGCCGTACAGATGCCGATGAAGACGGTAGCTAGCCTGATCGTGCTCGTAGCAATGGGCGTCTTCGCTTATACCGAGCTGACTTCGAGGTTGGTATCGTTAGAGACATCAAGAGAATTATTTGAAAATGATTTGCTTAAAAAAAGTGAACAGGTCCCCGTAGACCAGGAACAACATTTTTTATTAGAAGATCTTTATAAAAGTGTCGAGCAGATTGAAACAAGAATTGAAGACATGATGCATAACAAAGTTAATATATCTTTTATACAAAAACAAACTGAAAAACTTTTAGCAGATGTAGAAGAGTTAAAAGATAAAGTCAGAGCAAACGGGAGTCATTGATGTCAGAGTTAGTAATAGCCCTTCTTATGATTGTTAACGGAGAGATCAAGGAACACAGAATACAACCCGCAATGAGTGATTGCCTAAAAGGAAAAAGGGTTGCAATGAGAACAAATAAAAACAATAATGTCGTTTATCAGTGCATAAAGTCAATGGCAGAATTAGAATCAAACATAGATGGTAGTAAAAGTATTAAAAAACTTATACTTGAATGAAAGTTATAGAAAACTATTTACCTGAATCACAAATAGATGATTTAATTAATTATCATAAAAATAATTTTGATAGTAAAATACATGAAATTCATAGAAAAACAGAAGTAATAGAGTGCACTCCAAATATAAGGATGTTTATGGATATAGCTGTAAATTTAAATAATTTAATAAAAAGTATTAATAAAAATTATATGATAAACTACATTAAATTAGTTAAATGGCCTTGCGGTGAGTTTCAAGGAAAACATTTAGATTTTGATTACCATCCATATACAACAATAATATATTTAAATGATGATTTTGAGGGTGGAGAAACTATAGTTGGAGAGGAAACTGTCACACCTAAAAAAAACAAATTAGTAGGATTTAACGGAAATAAAATAGTACATGAAGTTACTAAAATTAAAAAAGGAACAAGATACACATTAGCTTGTTGGTACAAAAACGAAAATGCAATTTAGAATAATTGAATTAACAGAAACTGACAAATTTCAATTTTTAAGAATATATAAAAATGGTAATTCAAGTGTTTCAAAATGTATAGAAGATAATTTTCCTGGTAAATTTTGGCAAGGTCGTTCACTTGCTGTAAACAAACCTAGATTTGCAGTCATAAGAGATCCGTATGAAAGGTTTATTTCAGGTTTAAAATATGATTTAAAAAGACATAATGTTAATGTTCAAGATATTAAATTAGATAAATTGTTTGCAACAAACGAAATACATTTAAGAAATACTGTAAATGGAAACATTAATCATAGTGCCTCTCAAATACTTTTTTTAATGAATGCCGGTGTTAGTCATTATATAGATATAAAAGACTTAAATTTATTTTTAAAAATGCATTTTAATAATGTTCCAACTCTTAATAAATCTAATCAAGAAACTGAAGAAATTGAAAAATATTTAGATAAAAAAGAAATAATGAAATATTTACATTTGGATTATTGTGTCTATAATTCAATTATAAGTTCTCCTTTTTTATGGGAATGGCAACATGGAAAAATATTTTAATGAATCTTAGTCGTAATTTTACTCTTCAAGAATTAATTAAATCAGACACTGCTGTCAGGTTGGATATCAATAACAATCCAAACTCAGGTCAGATAGAAAAATTAAAAGAGCTTTGTGAGAATATTTTACAGCCTGTACGTGATCACTTTGGCAGGGTCAAGGTGACGAGCGGTTTCCGTAGCGAACAGCTGTGTTTAAAAATAGGTAGCTCGATCAACAGTCAACATGCCAAAGCCGAGGCCGCCGATTTCGAATGTATGGGCACAGACAATGCAGAGTTAGCTGACTGGATTTACATGAACCTAAATTTTGATCAATTGATCCTCGAGTTCTACACGCCAGGCGAACCCAATTCGGGCTGGATCCACTGTAGTTACACATCTGATCAACCAAGAAAACAATTTTTGTGGGCTTACAAAGCTGAAGGTAAGACTAAATATAAACCTGTAATTGGAAAGGCAAAAGACCTTGTCTAAAGCATTTAAAGTGTTTCATAAGATAGATACTGTCCATGGTATTTGTGAGGAATGCCAGGAAGATACTATACTAGTAGCAATAGTTTCTGAGTATTACAGATGCACTAACTGTGGAAATGACACTAGACAACATATTAATGGTAGTATAAGATATTTAAAATTAAGCGAAAGAGATAAAGAATATATAAAACAAAATGTTGATAAAAGAACCTGAAGTAAATTCTATACGACAAAATAAAGTAACTGTAATAAAAAACTTTGCATCTCTAACAAGAGAGTATGATTTTAATTTACTGAGTCAATTAATGGAAGAAAATAATTTAACGATTGATCAAAAATCATTTGTTGGAAGTTTAAAAGATGTGTTTCAAATATATGCAGTGAGTAATATTTTACAAGAATTTAGAACATTTTTTGATTTTTTAAGTAAACTTTTTAAATACGAAAGAGATCCAAAAGATGAAGTTGATTTGTTTTTTAGTCTTGTATCTCAGATTGGTAACACGCATGTTGATATAGAAGATGTTTTTATAATAGGTTTAACAGGAACAACAATTTATCGTGTTTTTGATATTACAAATAAAGATTATTACATAGAAAAAGGTGATATGATTTTTATTCCTAGAGGAAAGAAACATAAAGTATTAGGTATGAATCCTAGAATTATTGCATCTATTGGATTTTATGGTAAGAGGTTAAATGGCTAAACAAAAATTTACGCACTTCATCCCTAGAGATAAGCCTAAGAAACGGCCTCGACGTCACACAAAAAATTTAAATAAACATAAAAAAAGAGATCACAAACCTTACAATCGTCAAGGGAGAAAACAGTAATGGATCATGCAGAAGCTATCGTTCAAATAGATGGTATGATAGATGAAAATTTTTGTGACGATATAATAAACATTATTAATAATAAATCTATAAAACAAATGACAACAATGGCTGGGGTAAATAAAAAAATTCGAAATGTTATAGGCTATAGCTTAGATAACATTGATGAAGATAGACCAATTTATGACAAGATAAATAAAAAAATAGAAGAGTTATATGTTTACTACAAAATAAAATTTTTAAAAGGTTTAAAAAATAAAAAAATAAATCAAATAGATTTATTAAAATATGAAGTAGATGGAAAACATGAGATTCATGTTGATACCATGACTGACAATACTAGAAACATCAGTGTTATTATAAATTTGAATGATGATTATGAAGGTGGAGATTTACTTTTTGTAAATCCTATGAAATATTTAGAAGAGGTTAAACGAACAAAATTAAAAAAAGGAACTATTGTATTTTTTCCTAGTAGTTTTATGTATCCACATAGTATTCGACCAATAACTAAAGGAACAAGATACAGCATAGTAGCATGGCTTCAATAATAAGTTGATTAGGTCTCTGCCTGTTCCGGAGTATAGGGCTCACAAATAAATTTAGGATAAAGTCTATTCTTATTTATTTGTTCGTCTGTTACTAACTTACCATTATAGAATACTTCAAACGATTCACCTAAACCGTCTTTAATACAACTACTAAATGTAGTGTGATTCATTTGGTATGAATGCATATCTGGTGTAATAGGTAAACAATTATTTCCTATTCCAGAACAAATATATAATGTTAGTAAAAATTCCATTGACAGACCTTGTAATTAAATATAATAATCCTATATGATTATATATAAATCGAAAGGATATACTAATGACTGATATAAGTAAATATAAAAGTCTAGCTGTCGATCATACCTGTTACGGTAACATCGATAAGTTAGCAAAGGTTCTGGCACCAGGGGTCACTCTGTCTAGAGCACAAGTAATAAGAATGTTGGTAGAAGAGAAAGTTAAAAAGTTAAATGGAAAACTTAAAACTAAGAGCGCTTGATATAGCAGGTGAACATAGAGATCCAATTAAATCTTTATGGAGAAACGTATTAATTGTTGCTCTTGAAGATGCACTTGGTAAAGGTTTTAAATCTTACGGAATGTCTTATAGAAATTATAATGACTCAGCACGTAGATGGTTTACAGAACCTAATGCAGATTTTAAGGCGGTGTGTACGTTTGCCGGCTTTGATCATGAATACATAAGAATGAAAGCAAAAAAATACTTTAGAAAGGAAGACAATGGCGGAACTAAGAGATGAACACTTTGAAGTTATAAGTAAAAACAAAGCAAGAGCACATGAACAACAAAAAGAAATGAGAGATGAGTTAGCTTTTTTTGTGTTGAATTGTACTCAATTTCAAATGCAGGAACTTTATTCAGAAATGAAAAGAATGAAGAGGATGAAAAATGACAATCGAGGGTGATGGTAAAGAGTATGAACTACTTAAAAAATGGGCTAAAGACTTTGATTGCAAAGGTCATTATAGCTGTGAAGTTGGAGTTAGAAAAGGATTGGGCTCACAAATTATCATGGATAACGTTCGTAACAGTTATATGCATGTGGGCGTGGATCCATATGGTGAGTTAAAATATCAACATCACGATCGAATCTTTACACAAGGTTGGCCTGAATTTTTCAGAGGTTCTTTCTCAGCAGATTATACTGATGAGATGAGAGATACTATGTTGAAAGATCTATATGAATATAGAAACAATGGTAAGTTTGTTTTAGCTAACATGACTGACACAATGTTTATGTGCCATCCTGCTTGGAATGAAAAGACTTATGCGTTTGTATATTTGGATGGTCCCCACATGACTAAAGATGTAATAACTGAAGCTGTGTGGTTTGCTAATCGTTCGGCTCCCCATACTAGAATAGTTATCGATGATACAGATAAGATGGAAACAAGTGTCATTGCCCACGTCTTAACTTACTTTGACTTTAAGACAATAGAGATGGGAGATACAAAAATATGTTTGGAGAAAAAATAATAATAGTGTTGATGTTATTATCTATGATGGCAATTTTATCTCAATGCAGTAGAGACTTAACACCTAATCCATATACAACTGTTTTAAGATTGGTGGTACAAAATGGTTCCTGATACAGACAAAGCTTACATTGCAGGACTCTTTGATGGCGAAGGCTCAATACATTTTAAACGCGGTATGGAGAAAAAGAAAAGACATAAGGGTAAACCTGGATACAGAATGTCAAACAGTTTGCGTTTGTCTATGGAAATAACCATGACTGATAGATCTGTTCTTATTTGGGTACATGAAATTTTAGGTGTTGGTACACTGACCGATAAACCACGCAAAGGCAAACGGGTTGATGGTACACCATACTTAAAACAATATAGGTGGCGTTGTACGTTCCGTGATGCTTTCTATGTATGTTGTCTAATTTGGCCTTGGGCTCATACTAAGTTACCAAAGATACAACAAGTAATAGAACACTACACTACTAATGGTAGGGAAAATGTGGTAGACTTAACGGAATATAAAGCAGCTAAAGAGTTAGGAGTAAAATGACATTAAGAAAAAAATACAAAAGAAAAGAAACAATTAAAGCTTGCACTAAATGTGGTGAAGAATATCCAAGAACAGATCAATATTTTTATGCAAGGCCTCATCATTCACTAAAGAATGCTGTAGAATATTATAGTGAATGTATTGAATGCAGTAATAAAAGAAGCAAACAATGGAAAGAAAAAAACAAAAATAAAAAAATCAAAGGTGACAAAGAGTACAAAGAAACCGAACAAGGTTTTTTTAAAGAAATGTATAATGGAATTACAAGATCTAAACATGGTCATCAGTTTAAATCTTATGAAGAATTTTTTGATTGTTGGAAGAAACAACAAGAGTTTTTTGGTTTGAACTGTCCTTACTATCCTTGGATTCAAATGACTAGAATTAAAGGTCAAGGTAAAGCGACTGATACTAATATCTCAAAAGACAGAATACTTTCTTCTATGCCTTATGGACCTAATAATATTATGTTTGTTTCCTGGAAGGCTAACAATGAGAAAGGAAATATCTCACCTTACCTTGCAACTAGATACCTAGAGTTTGTTAATAAATCTGAATACTGTAGAAAGGTGACTGAGTATGAATTAATGAATTTAAATTTTGATCACAGTAGAAGATTTGATAATGATTTAGCTATGATATTATCTATTGTTGATTCAAACAAAGAATCAATGGATTTGTACATTGACTTTGTTAAGAAGTTAAAAGCGATGGTTGAAGCTGCACCTTCACAGGTTAGGAAAGACAACTAATGGTAAACGATGAAGACATAAAGGAGTATCATGATCTTGAAAAAAACATGCATAAAAATATTAAATGGAATAAAAAATATAATTATCTTGATCCTGTCCGTGTTGATGGCCCTGACGGAAGAGTTTATTCTGCTAATAATGAGAAGCTACCGAGTGTTACGACTATACTGTCTGCTACGCGCTCGAAAGAGAAGGAAGCTTCTTTGGCAAAATGGAGGCAGAAAGTTGGCGAAAATGAGGC